TTGATCTAGTCCGGGGGGAATCAAGGTCGGGTTTTCTTGCAACCACTGAGTCATGTTGCGTTGAGCGATACGTTGCTCAAATAATTCAGGCACTTCATGCTCAAGTACAAACTTCTTGAACGAGTCCCAATCGTTCGTGGTGTACCTTGTTTTAGTACCCAGAATGATTGTTCCTTCGTCGGTGTTAGCACTCTTTTGCCCAGTGGACATCAGAATGTCTTTCATCGCGTTCGCTATCTCAGCCTGTTGCTCTTTGAGTTGCTCGACTTGCGTTTCGTACTCTTGCGTTAGCTTTCCGACGCGGTCACGAATCTTTCGATAAACCTTTGCAAGTTTATCAAGGGGTATGTTTTCCATCTTTGTATGCTCCTTTTTATGTTTTACAATTTTGTCCAATCTTTTACTTTTTGTCAAGTACCTCCTCGTACAATTTCACCAACATATTGTTATCCTCAACGCGTTCAGCTAAGCGCTTAAACATCTTCTTCTCAATATCGCTACCTTGTATATGTATGACCGTTACCTTATCGCTGTCTTGCCCTTTACGGTCAGAGCGAGCACAGCATTGGATGTAGGTTTCTGTTGACATAACCGGCCCCCAGAACACAACCGTGTCAGCCGCCGTTAGGGTTACGCCATGCGATGCAGCCTGCGGTTGAATTACAAGCACGCGGGGGCTTGCTTCTTCTTGGAATTGCTTGAAGATTTTGGTTCGTTTATTGGGGGATACATCGCCGTGGATCTGGGCGCAGTCGATTTGGTTTTGCTCCAAATACGTTGCGATGGTATCTATGCTGTGTCGGTACGGGGCAAATACCAAGACCTTGCGATCCGTCTCCTCTAATGCTTCCATAAGCACAGAGAGTCTTGGCGTGCAGTCGAATTCTACTACTTCTGCGTTATCTGTGTAGGCCGCGCCAGCGCTGATCTGGAGTAGCTTGTTGACCTCTGCGGCGGCATTGACTGCGGTAATGGTTTCCCCTGCCGCACGAACAAGCATCTGTTCCTTGAGTAGGTTGTAGTATTTTTTCTGTTGCGGGGTCAGCGGTACGTCGCGGTTCTCGGTAATTACAGGCGGTAGGTCTAAGCACTGTGCTTTCGTAAACCGTATTGCTGGTTGCAGTGCAACATGAATTTTATCTTGAGCGTCAAGTTTAGGAACCCACTTGAACATGCTTACTTTGTTCATCGTAGAGTCGCGCCAAGCTGTGTAGAATCTAGGTACGCCGTTAGGGTTAACAAGTTTAGCTAAGCCATACGCATCTAGGGGGGACTGCGATGCAGGGGTTCCGGTCATCATCCACAACATTACGTCAGGACGAAGTATCTTTTGGAGAGCCTTCCATCTTTCGGTGCTGACATTTTTATATGCGTTGGCTTCGTCCGCGATGATGAGATCGAATCGCCCGTCGTTGTTAATCTCATTGGCTATAAGCTTCAGACCGTCGTAGTTGGTTACAACAAATTCGTAATCGCCCTGAACCATCTCAATACGCCGTGCGGCTTGCTGATGGTGCGCAATAATCGCGGAGCGGTGAATGATGCTGTTCTGTAAGTCGGCAATCCAAGCGGAGTGCATAATCGATATAGGGCACAGAATCAGACAACGTCTGACCTGTTTTGTCCGCATCAAATAATCAGCAGCCCATAACGCCGAAAGTGTTTTACCCGTACCGGGTTCTGAAAATACGAACGCACGACGATGTAGCGTGAGGAACGCAGCCGTTTCAATCTGATGCGACATAGGCTTGAACCGCCCGGGCCAGTCGTAGCGTGCCGTAATTGGGGATGGGACGTTCTTAACGCCAAGGTTTTTAAGCACGCGTACTTCATCAAGCCCCCATTTAACTGCCACCTCAAAGATGCCATCATCGAACTCATTAACAATCTTTGACTTGGGGATTATGCTGTACTTGTCAGGATTGCGTGTGCGCAGTAGTAGCGCTTTGTTTTCAATTATCTGCATGTCTCTTTCAACTTTATAATTTCAATTGTTACTGAACGGTGTGGATCGTTGACCAAATCGTAATCTGCTAAATTGTTTTTCATCAGTTCTCTGCCGATGTTTTTCCAATCCGTATCTAGCACCTCACGCGAAATCCACCCGTTCCCAAACTTCAAGTACCACAGGTTCGCAAGTTCCTGTGGCGATATGGTGTTCACTTGTTATCTCCTTGGTTTGCTTTTTTTCCACGCAAACGTAGGTTGCTTTTAGACGATGTGCCACCTTTGCGTAACGGCTTGATGTGATCAATATCTTTACCACTGCGATCAATGCCCATCTTATCGTACATACGCCGTGCTTTTTGTCGTTCACCTTGGTCACTGTTTGGGCCATCTTTGCCTAGTTCACGATCTCGTTTGTATTCATCTTTGTAGTTGCGTACACGTTTAGTTACCATTATTTACTCCTTAGTGTTTAGGGTGAAACTCACATCCCCGCACAGGACACCAACCGCATAGGGGTGTTTGATTGGGGTTCCATACATCGTTATCGTGGCACGCTGCAAGTTTCGCAACGCGCTCTCTGTATCTTTGCCATGCAGCAGGCGCTTCGTCAATAGTCATTTTGTACTTCACCATCGACTCTTTGACCACGAACAGAAGCGCAGAGTTAACTTGGCGTATGTGGGGGAAGTTGGCAAATATCATCAGCGACATCAACTCCAACTGTCCCACATCCGGGTACTTGTTATTACCTGTTTTGTAGTCCACCACCCAAGCAGTTAGGTTGTCATCGTCAATGATTACTAAGTCAGCCACACCACGCACCCAAACTTCGGGGGCCTTAAACTCGCAAGGCGTTAGGTCTTCAGTAAGTGCCATCTCAAGTTCAGGGTATCTACGCCCGGGCTTTGTCAGCAACGCATCAATAGTAGGCTTGACAAATAAGAACTGCGCAGGGATTGGCGTGCCATCACGGACATAATCTTCCGCTGCTTTGTGTAGTTCTTTGCCGTACCGGATCTGCTCGGTGTCAGGCATAGGGAAGTTCTTGAGTACCTTGACTTCGTGATAGCGTCGGGGGCAGTTCTCAAAATCTTTTAACCCTGAGTGTGACCATTTAATTTTCATTTAAATCTCGCGGATAAGATTGCTTTGGTGAGTCTTTCTGAGAACGCATTTACAAACTTCTCATCAGCTTCTAGCCTGCTACCCATGTCTTTCAGTATGGCGTGGGTCAACTCGTGCCAGAACGTGTCATACACATCTTCTTTCTTAAACCTTACGTTACGTGTGTTGCTGTGAGTTGCTACTTGGATTACTTTTTCTTTGTAGTTTGTAGAACCCATCATGCCTTCGCGTTCCATCTGCTTAATTAGTTTTACGTCGTATTGTTTTCTACCAACCGTGATACTTTTGGGTATCTTCACTTTGCGTCTCCATATCGTTGCGCATGCCCTATGTCTGCGGCTAATGGAATCCCCGGCATGTACTTGGGAACCATAGTCATCTGTGCCAGAACCCATTTTTCAGCGTCATCAACTTCCGCTTCGGGTACTAGCACCACCACCTCGTCGTGAACAGTCAACACACAGGGATACTGTTTTTGTATCCTGAGCATGCCATCCGTCATGACGCAACGAGCCACTGCCTGTACTATATTTTCAGTCAGTTTCCCGCCGTACAACTTCTTTTTATCCTCGCCGTACGACCACTGAATCCTACCCTTGGGGTCAGGTTCTCCAGTCAGCATAGGATACCTCAAGGCCAACCCGCTTGGCAAGACAATTCTTTCCTTTTCAAACGTCAGGCATTTGTGCGTGTAAGGTTTACCCTCAACCAGACTGCGCTTGATCAGCGCGTCGCACATCTCCCAAAATGTTTTAACGGGCTGTGCTGCATCACGGTATTTATCAATAATCTTTTTAGCCGATACACAATGCACAATCAACTCAGGCTCGGTGCAAGTGTGGGGTATGTCTTTCATCCGTTCTAGAAACGGTTCGTATGAGATGAACTCGTTAACAAACTCCGCACCCACACCAAGTTGTTTAGCGAAAGCTTTGTCGTATCGGGTTGGCGGTGCGCCAAGAAAGCCCGTTAACAACTGTGCTGCAAACGATGCCCACCCTAACCCATAGCCACAGCCCAACAGGGCAGACTTAGCCGACTGACGTAAGTCAGGGTGACTGTCTTTGGTTAGCCCCGGTATGCCGAACATCTGCGCACCGAACTGAGCATACGCATCTTTGCCTGACTTAAATATCTCCAACAACTCTGTGTAATCACACAACCATGCCAGCACCCTTGGTTCTATCTGAGATAAATCACAGACAACGAGCGAATACCCCGCTGGTGCTTGTATCGACTTGCGAAGGAATGAACCGCGCTTAAGGTTCTGTAAGTTAAGACCAGAGCCTTTCGACGCCGACCAGCGACCTGTGTGCGCCCCATAATAGTTGAGGGGAACCGGAAGCCTACCTCGCTCTGAAATGTCAAGGAACCTTTGCGCCCGGGTTCTCTCCAACGTGGACTTAACGGCAAGCCTTGCTTCGCATAGGAGTGCCACATCTTCGTTGTTGGAGTTGAGTAACGCTTGGAAGTGAGCATCATTCTTTGCAAGCGCAAGTGCTTCCTTACTCGTTGTCTTACTGATTTTGGTAGGGGGCGTAATACCCATTGTTGATAACACGCTAGCAAATTTATCGTTGCTAGCCAAGGTTGATTCTTCAATGCCAAGGCGATTAAGAAGTTCCGTTCGCCTAGTATTTTCCTCCAATATGGCTTCACGCAGCATCTCCTGATCTAATTCCAATACGGGATTTGTAAACATCTTAAGAGTAAGATCAATTAGCTTAAGTTCTTTTGATGGATAGCCAGCAGTCAAACGCTTAAACACTTCTTCGCACAGATAGGTGTCATGCTTACAGTATTCAGCCAACTCCATCTCAACTTCTTCAGGCAACTCCACCAACCCATCAGTACTATGCACAGCGTCTCCCTTGGGCGGTAGACCAAACTCAGCAGCAAGTTTGGCTAAGCTGTTACCTGCTTCTACCCCACGCAAGGCACGCGCCATGGACAGGGAATCAAATACGAAGCAAGGTTTAGCCCCATACACCCACGACAGAATCGCTATATCGAACTGCGCATTGTGAGCAAGCACGGCGGTCTCACTCCAATCAATTGCATTAAACGTATCAGCCAAATCTTTATGCGTTACCCACACAATCCCCGGCACGTCGTACGTTTTTATGCAGCACCCAAATGCTTTGAATCGTGGGTCACGAATGTATTGCTCCGTTGTCATCTTTGATAAGGTGTAATCTTTGCGATCCCATCGTGTCTCAAAGTCAATAACAAGTAGGTGTTTGAAAGGTTGGCTCAATTTAATGTCCTGTTTGGGTTTGTGTCTTTAATTGTTTGGCGCATCACACCCATACCGCTTAACAGCAACGCCATTACTTCTTCAGCGTCAGCGTGTATGGCTAAGAACTGAAACTTCTCCGCTTCTGGATCGTACGTTAGCAGTAAGCCATTACAGCCTTCGCTTTTCTCCATCTCAGAAAGTAGTTCTCGGGCTTTCGCAAAGATTCTTTCCGGTTCTATGTTTTCATCTTTATCTTCCATGTTGTTCTTTCAAATAAGTTTCTAATAAGTCGATGTTGGTTTCGTTGATTACAAATGCTTTGCCACCAGCTTTGCGTATCTTCTCAATCTCTGCTTCTTGAATCGCTGTGGTCTTGCCCTTGCCTGCTTTGCACTCCACCGCAAAGAAGTACCCCCGATAGCAACCGATTATGTCAGGCACACCGGCTCTACCAAATGTACCCATAGCGGGGAAGAAATAATACGCTTCGTACCGCTTGAGTAGTTCACCAACTTTCTTTTTGACTTTGCCTTCGGGGGTCATAGCGGGGCTTCCTCTAGTTCAATGTATTGTTTTTCACGCTTTGGTTTTGGTAGCACGACTAACTTCATCCAAGGCAGCATCCACCGCTGCGCTTCCTCCTTCGTCCAAAATATCCGCAAAGGACCGCACTCGTCTGTTACCTGATACCTTGGCTTGTCTTGCACAGGCGTAGCATATCCAACACAAACTCTCACCGTTTTCGCCATATAGCACCGCTCCTTCCCTGTCAGCATGCGTTGATTGACACAACTTGCACCATTTTTTCATTCTTTTATCCTATAAAAAGTTTGTTTGCCAATAACTTGTAAATCAAGAACTTGCTTGCCATGCCACATAATTAAGTATGTGCGGACTGTTGAGATAGGAACCATCAGTTTCCTAGATATTTGCCTCGCAGTACAAAATTGTTTGCGCCCAACAAGATCGTTCCAAACTTGATCTTCAATGGTCATACGTTCTTCTCCTTTATAGCCTAGTGCTACCACGATTATTGGCGCAGGGCCATGCCTGTTTCAGGGCTTGATTGATAAGGGACTCTGCGGTTTTGTGGCGGATTGACGGGTTGTTGTCTAAATAACTTCTCACCATATCCGACACTTGACCGACGGTTATGTTGCTTGGAGAACAAATTGTGACGTTCACATACACATCAAAGACGCCCTGAATAAAACCCAAGGCTAACATCTTGTCACCAAAGTCACCGTTCATCTTGGCATGCAAATTATTGCCGCTCATAAACTCAGCGTGCGCCATGCATGGGATAAACAGTAAACTTGCGATTAACTTTTTCATTTTGTTGCTCCTTCCCATTTGTTTAGATAATCCATACCTTTAGCGCTTACTTTCACATAGCACTTGCGCCCGTCTTTGTCGTCAGGGTGAGCAACGACATCCACAAACCCAAGTTTTTTAAGCGCGTTCAACTTCTTGTGTGTGGTTGCTGGTGAAGATACCTTGTCCTTGTTGCACTCGTCAACGATAGTTTGCGTTGGCGTAGCCTTGGGGAAATCACTTAGCAAATCCAGCACACAGTCAGCCACGAAGTCCATCTCGTTACCTTTCTGCAAACTTAATACACGCAAGGGTCTCATTCTGCACCCCTTTGTTTTGACCCGAATATTTCACTGCGCCACAAAGTTACTGACGGCATGTGGTTGTGCATCTTTACAGGCTCAACTTTCCCCAAGCGGGAGATCCAACCGATAGTTTGAAGTGCCCGTACCCCCGACACCCAAACATTTGGGTGTAGGTTAGGCGGTCTATTTAGACCGTTCTTGGCACAGTATTCCCTGAACTCATCGCCTGTGACTTTTAGTTTGCTTGACAGCAACTCCTCTGCCAATTCTAAATAGCGCTCCACAAAGTCGGGATTACGCGCCATGGCTTTCTCCCAACAAGTTTCTGCTAAGTTCATGGCGTTTTCCATGCGTACCGAATTCATTTGTCATCTCCTTCCATGTATTTGTTAACAGCATCTTCTGCGTCAGCGCCCAACCGCATGACGATCTCATCAACTACCTCACCTATACCAGACAGCGCTGTTGCACAGCGGTAGCGGTTACATTCGTCCTCTGAATTTAAATCGTCAGCAATAATTGCTATAGCGGTAAACAGTTTGAAAAGCGTGTCCATTTCTTTCGTCACACGGTACGCGCTTATCTGTGCTTCCCAAGGTTGCTTTACTTTTTTTGCTTTCATTTGTATGCTCCTTAAAAGTTAAACTTATTTATAATTTCAGCAACCTGAGTCCGAACTTCTACCCTAGCCGAATCATGCTTACGCAGATCACCAACATCGACAGAGCGCAACAGGCTCTCCAACTTAGCACGAGCCGACTCCAAGACAGGGTCGCCGGTGAGATTCAAAGCCTTGAGGACATCGCACAACTCAAGCCCACCCTCAATCAAGGTGTCGTGGATGCGGGACTTCGTGACCTTGCCATTGACCTCCTCTACCTTCAGACGCTCCATCATGCGCTCCAAGTGCGACTTCAAACGCTCACGCGCATCTTTCATTGCTAGTTCGATACGCTCGTCAGCCAACTTGGCTAATTTATTTTGCAGTTCTTCTTGTGCTTCGTTGCCAACATCAACACGAAAGTCGCCAGCCTTCGGCACAGGCATGTAGTTAAGTCGGAACGAAAACTTGTGTGACATCTCACCCGCGCTTGGGTATTCGTTACGGTCAAACATGTCACCAAGAGCCATAGCCTGAGCAGTAATCAGCGACGGATACACTTGCACAAAGTCGTTGACCAACTCTACAAATTCTTCTTCGAGTTTGCCCATGCGGTCATTGAAGTCCATGAACTTGGAAGTCGGCAGTAAGCGTATGCCTGTGTCAGACCATGGCAGGGTGTTCTCGTACACATAGGTGCGGACAGCGCCAACATGCTTTTGAATTACATCTAACTCACCACGCCCTGCAAGCAAGTGCTTGTTAACTCGGGCAGCATCTTTCGCTCCCGCACGCTTGCTAATAACAACTTCGTCAGTAGCAGACTTGTCCAACTTACGGGCAGTCCACACAGATGCGTTGAACTCAACGAGTAACGCGCAAGAATCAATGTTGTATCTATTCATTTGTATATCTCCTTATATTTATTTGATGCGAAGAATTTCTAAACACTTAGTTGCTTTGTTGGTAGCAGTTGTATAAGAACCGTTACCCCATACTTTAGACAAGTGTGCTGCTGCGCTACTTTGTAATGCTGGATAAGGTAGCGAATCGTTGTAAGGAATTTGTGCTACTTGCCCAACTTGTAGGTTTTCAATGTACGGTAGGTAGTGGCGTTTCAAATCACCATAACCGTACGGCAGATCCTCTCGTTTGACTGTGTGCTTGCGCTTCTCAAGTAGATGTTCGGGATCGTGCGTGACTTCAACTAAGTCAGGACCAACTACTTTGTAAGCACAGCCAATCGCACTCAAAGTTTCAAGTGCGTTGTGCATTGCGCGTACAGTTACAAGAGGCATCTCTTTAGCCTGTTTATTTTGGGTTGGTGGGTCTCTTTTTACTCGTTCAATTCGGTCAAATAAATTTCCTTGTTGCATGTGTATCTCCTTAGTTATGAATGCGCAGGGTCTTGCCATGCGCGGGTTTGAAATGATCATTGTTAACTACACCCCATAGTTCGTTACCACAAACCGCCGTGGGGCAAGCATCCAAGTAACCATCGGTTAGCCAGATGACAGCAGTCGGTTTGTAGTTATGCTTGACCATGTAATTCGCAACACATTGTGGAGAAGTGCCACCGCCACCGGCAGGTTTGAGCATACCGGCGATGTTGTCGAAGTTGCCACGATTGAACACTTGCTCATCGCAAACTTGTGTATCCCACCAAACAATACGAACTTTGTCAGGGTTGGCTTGCTTGCAGATGTTGGCGATCTCGCCGAACACTAGCGGATACACATGTTCCATAGAACCTGATGTGTCACAGGCAATCATCAACTCACCCATAGCAACATCAAAGTGTGTTGGCATCAAGATGTCATGAGCAAGAAAGCGACGGCTCGGGGGGTTGTATCGGGAATACTCGTCACCCGTCACAACTTGTTCAATGAACTCACGCAAGGCGTTACGCCAATCGGTATCACGCTTTACGCCCAACCCGTTAAGCGGATTGTTCTTGCTACCCTGACCCGCTTGCAAACGCTTCTGCACCATGTCGCCATGATTGAG